AGGCAAGAACCTTCAGGCTTTGTTTCTGCTGGCCCAATGGTGCCACCCACCTTACCCGCTGGATTGAGTAATCCTAGCAAGGGTAAAGAGAAAGGTGAGAGTGATGAGCGTCTTGAGGCTCAGAGTTTGCACACTCGGTACGGTGAAGCGTATCTTGAGTGGGCTTACTCTATGTGCTCGCCTATCGTGAAGGAGAAGTGTGAAGCAGTAAAAACCCATGTGGTCGCGCATCGCGAAAAATACGCGGCGGCTGTTGTTGGCATGATTGCCATAGTGGGTGCTGCATTCTATCTCCTTTCAGGAAATGAATTGAAGGAATCTATGTGTCCAGAGACACATAATTCCACCAAGGGAAAGAAACTGCGTTTCCAAGCTGGTAAGTCCCGTAGTGGGACTGCCCGACAGGTAGCTTTACCTAAAGCCCGTCGTTTTATTGTTTCAGATGATGATATGCTTGAAGATCGCGGAGGCTCTTGGTTGGAGGAGAGTGGGAATCAGGGTCCGCCTTATAAGCGTGATCAGGAGCTTGTTGCTCCCCCTGTCCCCCCTTCAGTTCTTGACCCCGCTTTGGTGGCTGCCAGCCGTAATGCTGTGCAGCGTGCAAAGGTGAGAGCCCGGAACTACCGTGCTACACATGAAGAAAAGTTGAGGTTTCGTGCTGCAGTTGCCACTGCGCATGAGTCGTTGATTTCGGAATCTGCATTGGGTAAAGAGCCCTTGGATTTTCAAGCAATCGCGCCCTCAGTTTATAAGCTAGACTTTGGTGACATGTTTGTCACCTCTGCCTCTGTTGTATGTGATAAGGTTGTTGTGCCTTTACATGGAGTGTCAGAGAAGTCTGCCTCTGTGAGCATTGAGAACTATGCAAACAACGCAGATCTCAGGGGGGATGTTGTACCCCTTCAGAGTGCGCCCGATTTGGGTTATTACCCAACACATGGAGCAGTTGCTGCCCATAAGTGGTTTTGTCGGGCGCCTGAGAATGAGACTGTTGCGATGTTTGGGTTCGGTAAGCACCCAGAGAAGAGTGAGCCAGGAATGGCTGTTGGCGTTTGTAGCGCTGAGGGTTTGTATAATGCCCCCACTTTTCCCGGTGACTGTGGTGGTCCCGTGGTCGCATGTAGCGATGGAAAGCTTATTGGGTTTCATATTGCAGGGGGAACGACTGTGAATCGTTTCGTCCCCATGACACCTGACTTGGCCAAGGAACTTTCTGTTCCTCATGGTCTTGCTCTTTCGACGCCGGCTTTTTAGCCGCGCCCCCTCCTCCTTCCCTTCTTGTGAAGGATGGGGAGGAGTTTTGGGGGCGTTATCCGGATGATTTCCGTGTGGGATTCTCCAGGGACGCTCGAATCGGAGAGCTCCATCGTAGGTATTTGCCTGCTAAGCATTTTCCGGTGGTTGGGTCGGTTCCCAAGGCCTTTATTGGTAGGAATCGCCGCCACATGGATATGCAAGTGGCCCAGTTTGAGAGCGATACAGAGAAATCTGTTGATCGCTCTAACTGGGGATTGCCGGAGCCTAATCGCCCGGCCTCTTATACCTCACTTGGTAAATATGCTAAGGGTATTCCGGCCCTAGACGATAGCCAAGTTGAGGCGCTTAACAAATCTTTCCAGTGGATGGAGAGATGTTTTGCGCCCTACATGCAGGGTTCACGTGTGAAGAGCCAAGAGGAAGCTGTTGTTGGTTTAGATAAAACCACCAGCCCTGGCTTTCCGTGGACTCGGAAGTATGCAAAGAAGCGCGCCATGTGCGAGGAGTGGAAAGACTTCGAGAAGTACATGGGGGACGATTGGGATCGGCTCCGCAATAAGCGGTATGTGGCCGTGTTCGGAAACTCTTTGAAAGAGGAGATCCGACCCCGTGTGAAGATAGATGCGAATTCGATACGCACCTTCACGGCGGGCCCTATTGAGATGACTATTCATGGAAACCGTCTTTTTGAGGACATGAATGAACGCTTTTATGCGTCTCATCTCCAGTCGCCAAGCGTAGTAGGTTTCAGCCCCCTTAAGAGGGGTTGGGATGCCTTGATACGAAAGTTAAAGAAGCATCCTAATGGCTTTGCTCTTGATGAGAGCCAGTATGATTCCTCACTCCGCGCCTACATGATGTGGGCTGTAGCGGAGTTTCGTTGGCGGATGTTACGTTCTGAAGATCAGACTCCTGAGATGAAGGAGCGGTTGCTGTCTTATTATCGCAATTTGGTTAATACCATGATCATTACTTCGGATGGTGTGTTTGTGCTTAAACAGGGTGGGAACCCTTCAGGCTCTGTTAACACTATTTCCGATAATACGTTAATCTTATTCATCTTGCTTGCATACGGGTGGATAATGGTTGTTCCAGATGAGCTGTGTAATTATGAGGCTTTTTGTCGTGAGACAAGTCTCGCCCTTTGTGGGGATGATAACACCTGGACCGTTTCAGACGTGGCAGTTCCCTTCTTCAATGCTCGTGCGTTGATTGAAGTGTGGGACCACATTGGGGTGACTACCACCACTGATTGTATGGATCCCCGTCCAGTAGATGAGTTAGACTTTTTATCAGCATTCACGGTGTATATTGATGGGGTTGCAGTGCCTCTCTATAACCGTGAGAAGTTGCTGACGTCACTTCTCTACTCGCGCCATCCAGATGACGCTGCATTTACGCTTGTGCGTGCATGCGCTTTGTTGCGCATTGCCTGGGCGGATGTTCAAATGCGTGATTATCTGAAGGAGTTGATAACTTGGTTGGTTCAACGTTTTGGTCCAGTTCTTTCCGGGACCAATGAGTGGCGTTTAGCCATGACGCAAATTCCTACCGAGTTTGATCTTAGGCAATTGTTTCTCGCTGATGAAGTTTTGCTTCCTCAATCTTTTTCCGGTGGACCCCTAAGTTCGCGGAACCGGATAAAAAGAGAAATTGAGCTGAGGATGAATGGTCAAATAGCCTTACCCCAGCGTCAGCGACAACAAAGGGTCCCTAGAGGTACGAGGGGCCCCCGGAGATCCCGGAGGTTAGTACCTAGATTGATTGGGCCAAGGATGCCCTTGGGGAATTTCCTCTCAGGCGGTTCGCGCCGAGGGTTGAGACCCCGTCGTCGAGGAGGACGACGCCGTGGCCGCGGTCAACGCGGTCGTGGCCAACGATTGGGTGGTTTTGGGAATGCCGTGCGTGGAGCCGGCAACGTTATGTTAACGTCTAAACCCTTTGGAATGGGTGCCCAAAATATGTCTGTCGGCGCGCGAAGGATTAAGCGCGTGCAGAATGATGAGTTCATTGCTGCTGTAAACGGCACAACGGGGTTTGGAAACACGGCTTATGCGTGTAACCCTGGCAATTCCACCACTTTTCCTTGGCTTTCAGGAGAATCCACGCAGTGGGAGAAGTATCGGTTTGAGTTCCTCGAATTTTATTTTGAGCATGATGTGTCAGCGTTTGCTACACAGGGAACCACAGGTAAAGTAATCATGAGTTTTGATTATGATGCTGCCGATGCCCCACCAACGTCTAAAGCGCAGATGGAGTCGTCAGAACCCCACGCAGACGGTATGCCGAATGAAGATTTTGGCGTAATTATGGATCCAGCCGATTTGTCCGGAAGGACTGACCTGCATTATGTTCGCAGGGCTGGACTGCCTGGAGGTGCAGATATCAGGTTGTACGATGTTGGTAACCTCAACATAGCCACACAGGGTAATCAGAATACCACTGAAGTTGGCGAGTTGCATGTGAGATATTCGTGCGTGTTTGAGGTCCCCGTACTTGATTCAACAACTGCTGCTCCTGCAAACAATCAAGTTTCGTGGTTTCAGAGTTCGTCTGCTCAGACGCTCACCACGACGGTTGCTACTACCCTTACCTTAGGGACTACTAAGACTAATGGTTTAGCTGTGGTGAACACAGCGGGTAGTATGGTTCCCCCAGCTGGGAATTATGTGATAGACAATTGGGCGGTAGCTTCAGATAATACCGCCGAAGCATATACTGTTGTGCTTGATTTCCAGAAGAATGGGAGTACTGTCTTCACTTCCACCTTGCC